AGGCCGGGGAGTGGGAGCTGGACCACACGGTGGGCGGCGCCAACAAGCTGGTCCAGAACCTGGGATCTGTCCTGGGCTGGGCGGTGCGCCGCGGCACCCTGGCGGCCATGCCATTCAAGCTCGCCCCGCTCCGGGCCCAGGAGGAGGTGGAGCCGGTCCTCTGGCCGGAAAAGGTGCAGGCTTTCCTCCTCGAGGCCGACGCCGGCCACAAGCTCCTGATCCACCCGTTCCCGCACGCGGCCACCGCCATGCGCCTGATGCTGCAGCTGGGCCTGCGCGAGGCCGAGGCCCGGGGCGCCCGGTGGGAATGGCTGGACCAGCGCCGGCGGGTCTACACCGTCGGCCAGGCCAAGAGCCGGGAGGTCCGGGAGATCCCGGTTCCGGCGTGGCTGCTCGACCACCTGGACCGGGTCCTGGGCCCGACCACGGCCGCGCCCTCCGGCCTGATCCTGCCGGCCGAGGACGGCGCCGCCCACCGCCCGGGCTTCACCGCCAAGCCGGTGGAGCGCTGCTCGGCTCTGGTGGGCGTGCCCGGGCTGCACCCGCACCGCCTGCGGGCCAGTTTTGCGACGACGCACTTTGAGGCCGGGACACCCTTGAGTCAGATCCAGCAGATGATGGGCCACGAGGATCCCGAGACCACGATGCGGTATATTGTTCAGCGGCCCAAGGACCAGGCCCTCGCCCAGGAAAGAGTTGCCGAGTTGATGGGGTTTTCCCCGGCCAATGTAAGCATAATGCAACCCTTCGGCGAACCCCCCAATAAGGCCTCTTGAGCCAACGGGTTACAAGGGATCCACTCAGCGTCCCAAGCTGAACGTCGACGGTTCGATCCCGTTCGCCCGCTCCAAAGATAAGCCCCCAAGAATCAACACTTCGGGGCTTTTTCTTTACCCAGAAATGCCCTTGAAACCGTCCCCAAAATACATTTTGGTGGATATTGGGGTGATGGTAAGTCCTATAGATACGGTCGGTATGGGTTGGTCAATGTCAGCATCGTGACATGGGGTTTTGCTCCATGAACTGCTGTGCCGCCTCGAGTCCGGGAGCAACCATAACCCCGGGGAGGTCTTGCTCTGGGAACGGCGGCCACCATGCCACCCGGGTGACGTCGCCGAGCACCAGGATGGTCCGGTGGGAGTGCCAGAGCTGTTCTTCAATGGGATACATGAGAACTCCAATGTTTTGAATGGGAATCCACCCAGAATAACGACTAAATTAAATAGGTTCACCTATTTATTGCGGTTGAGACATCTGCTGACACGTGGCAAGTCTGGGGGATGCGCATTCGCCGGAATCCTGGTAGGCCACGTCGAGATGAACCTTCGGCTCCTACCCGTCGCCGGGTGGTCAAGGTACCGGTGGATCTGGACGACCTGGTGGTGCGCGAGGCGGCAGCCCGGGGGCTCAGCTATCAGGCCGCAGCGAGAGAGGCGCTCCTACTATGGCTGGGGACCAGGGAAGAAAAGTCGCAACCGTAGGGAATTCTATCATTCCCCGGGGTCTGCCTTCACCCATTCCGCCGCCGCCGCATCATCCTCGGCCTGCTGCGCCCGGGCTATGACCACCGGCTCCATGCCGTGTTCCTGACAGAGCAGCAAGGCGGCCAGGGCGATCCTGGCAGACCGGGCCTGCCCGTTGAACTCCGGGCATTGCCGGGCGCGGTCCTCGTAGTAGGCCACCTCGCGCCTGGTGTGCCCCAATGCCTGCCGGAAATTATGCGGGCGCATCATCCCCCCAACTCAGCACCGCCCGCTGGCGGGGGTCCAGGGTCATCAAGTAGGCCCGGCGGTGTTCGTCGCCCTCGGCCATGGCCTGGCGCTGGGCGGGGGTGATCAGGGGGGTCATGGGCGGCGGATCCTCCTTGCGCTTGGCCAACGCTATGCGCCCTTGCGGACGAGCTGCGTCACATCCCCGTAGCAGACCACCCCGGTGGACAGGGTGGCGGCGCACCGGTGGAGGTAGCGGGCGCCATCCGTTCCGCCCTGGATCTGCTGGAGCACCTGGGATCCGTTGACGCTGGGGAGGCCCACCAGCATGGTCGGCTGGGCGGTTCCGGTCGCATCCTCAATCACCCAGGTGGCGCTGGAGATGGTGGCCAGCCCCAGGCGGCTGGCGAAATCCATGGTGCAAATGGGGGTGCTGCCGGGGTCACGATCCGGGAAAAATTGGCTCATAGTGTCACCTTGAATGACTGGGGTGGAAGGACGACGGCGAAGGACTGGGCCGGGAGGGTAGCGCCCGGCTGGGCGGGGAGCGTGACGGCGAACGACTGGGCCGGCAGGGCCACCGTGAACGACTGGGCCGGCAGGGTGACGATGTAGGGCGGCTCGACGCCCAGGCGGTAGGCGGTCCCCGTGGCCGCCCCGCCGATCTGCGGCAGGGCCACCGCGCTGGTCCCGAGGATGGTGGTGGACCAGGCCCCGCCCGTCGCGCTGCCGCTGATGACCAAGGTCGCCGCGCTGGTCCCCCGGGTGCCCAGGGCGCCCTGGCCGGCCGCCGTGATGGCGAGGCTGGAGGCGCTGGTCCCGGTCTCACCCAGGGCGCCCTGAGATGCGCTGACCAGGGTCATGGTCACGGCGCTGGTGCCGGTGTAGTCGATCACCGAGCCGCTGGCGGTGCCGACCAGGGCCAGGGTAGAGGCCGCCGTGCCCGTCTGCCCGCGCAGGCCCGTGGCGCTGCCCGTCATGGCCAGGACGCTGCTGGCGGTCCCGGTCTCGCCCTGAGCGCCGACCGCCGCCCCCGACAGTGCCAGGGTATCGGCCGAGGTGCCGGTGATGGTGACGCCGCCCGATCCGCTGGCCGCCCCGGAGATCGCCAGGGTGGCCGAACTGGTCCCGGTCTCGCCCAGGAGCCCGGTGGCGGCGCTGGACATGGCGAGCGTGGCCGCGCCGGTCCCGGTGACCGCCGGGGGGGTGTAGGTGCCACTGGCCGCCCCGGCGATCAGCAGGACGCTGGCGGCCATGCCCAGGTAGTCGATCACGCTGCCGCTGGCGGCGCCCAGGAAGGCCAGGACGTTGGAGCTGGTGCCGGCCGGGGGGACGTTGCCGGCCGCGACGGCCTGCATCGCCAGGGTGTCGGCGCTGCTGCCGTTCACGCCGTTGCCGAAGAATCCCATGGCCGCGCCGGTGAGCGCCAGCGTTCCGGCGCCCGTGCCGGTCTCGCCTTGGGCGCCGGTGCTGGCCCCGGCCATGGCCAGGGTATCGCTGCTGGTGCCGATGAAGTCGACCACTGCGCCGGCCGCCGCTGCCGTCATGGCTAGGGCGCGGGCAGAGGTGCCGGTCACCCCCAGCAGGCCCGCGCCGGCGCCGGTGAGCGCCAGGCTATCCGAGCCGGTCCCCGTGGTGCCCAGCAGCCCGGTGGCTGCGCCGGTCATCGCCAGGGGCCTGGCGCTGGTGCCAGTCTCGCCCTGGAGCCCGGCCGCCGCCCCGGCCATTGCCAGGATGCTGGATCCGGTGCCCACGAAATCCACGACCGTGCCGGTGGCCGCTGCTGCTGTCATGGCCAGCGTGCGGGCCGAGGTCCCGTACTCGCCCTGGGCGCCGGTGGCCGCCGCCGCGGTGAATTTCAGGGCGTCGGTGCTGGTCCCGGTGTTGCCCAGTTTGCCCGCGGCCGCGCCGGTCATGGCCAGCGTGTCAGCGCTGGTGCCGCTCACGCTGGACGATGCCTGCTTGAACGCGATGACATGGCCGCCTACCTGGTTGTCGGCGCTGGAGATGGTGATGGTCTGCGGGTAGGTGCCGGTGGCGGAAACGGTTTTATACCAGATCGACTCGCCACCGGAATTCACCTGTTGCGTGAAACTGCCGACCGTCTGGGTGAACGTCTGGCCGGCGTTGTCGAACCAAGACCCGATGATCCAATCGTTTGCGTTGGTAGTCACCGGGCCGGAATTGGCATGGGTGGTGCTGCTGGTGGTGTCGTTGCTGATGGCGTAGGCGTCCAGGACCGACGCCTGGGTCGCCAGCAGCCCGGAGACCACCGTGACGTAGCCGCCGTAATTGTTGGACCCGCCGGCCACGGTGATGGTCAGGCTGGCCGCGGTGGTGGCCACGGCGTAGAACGCATACATCGAGGTGGTGCCGCCCGCCTGATAGAACCCCGACCCGACCTGCGAATACGTGTTGACCGTATCGCCGCAGGTCAGGGCGTTGAGCGTGGTCCCCTGGTAGGCGTGGACGATAATCAGGTCGCCGACCGCCACACTGATCCCTGTCCAGACATTGCTGGCCGAATGGGTGCAGGTTTTGAGGACGACCGTCATGGACTAGTAGGACCGGGTGAAGGAGGTAATGGACACCGGGCCGCCGGCGACGATGGCGGTGGTGTTGAGGTTCAGGTCGGCGCCGGAGGTGCCGACGGTGCCCTGCTCGACGGGGTTCATGAGGTAGGCCGTGCCGCTGCCCGTCAGCGTCGTGGCGGTGGCGATGAACATCTGGCCCACGGCCAGGGCGGCGATGCTGGCATTCAGGCCGATGCTCTGGAAATTGGCCAGGGTGCTGGTGCCGATGGCCTGCACCATGTACATGTTGCCGACCACGAAGGACGAGCCGGTGATGCCGGCGGTGCCCTGGGCGTAGGACCTGAAAAACGTCGCGGTGGTGGTGCTGTAGGCGTTCACCGCGGTGATGGCCGCGGCGGTCATCACCGAGGGCTTGGCGGCCGTGGGCGCGCCGAACGGGGTGGTGGCGGTCATAGGCAGCGCCACGATGACGCTGTTGGAGGCAAACGCCGTGTCGCAGTCGGTCGGCATGGTGCCGCCCCCGATCACGATCTGCGCCGCGGCGCCGTAGGCGGTGGACAGGGCGGTGAGCTGGGCCTGCCGCACGGATTGGTACAGGGTCTGGGTCATGGCGACACTCCTTCAGGGGGGATGGGGGTGGAGGTGGGCGGCAGCATCCAGATCATCTGGGGCGTGACGCGGTGGGTGAGGTCGGGGCGGAAGAGGGGGGAGCCGCCGGCGGCGAACGACCATGCCACCAGCTCGGAGCAGAACCAGCGCCCCGGGGCCGCCCAGTCCCGGTGGACCAGGAACCCGAACAGCGCTCGCCAGTCGTAGCGGTCGCCCACCTGGGACAGGGCGGCTTCCCAGGCGGCGGCCGGGTTGGCGCAGGGCAGGTCGATCAGGGTGAAATCGGAATGCCTGAGGATCACGTCCATGGTGTCGACCTCGCGCACCCGGGGCCAGGTGGCCTCGACGCACTGGTAGCCGTTGACCAGGGCCGCGTGGCTCCAGGACGACCAGGTCATGGCCCGGATCAGCCAGGACCCGACGGTGTTGGACCTGCAGAGGAGGATCTGCATCACGACGCCATGATCACGGCCGCCGGGGTGGCGGCGATCCAGCCGGCCAGGGTGGGCCAGCTCGCGTCGGTGATCAGGCCCAGGGCCAGGAGATTGGCGCTGTACTCCCCGAACAGCCCGTCGGGGCTCATCAGCAACCATTGGCGATCCGCCGGGCGCGCGGCCAGGGCCCCGGTGGTCCAGGCGGCCACAGCATCGGACTGGGCGCAGGCGGGGTTGGCCTTGACGAACGTGATCACGGCCTCTTTGCCCGCCTGCCTCTCGGCGTAGGCGGCGTTGTCGATGATGCTGACGGCCCGGGCGGTCCCGGCGGCCACCTGGGCGGCCAGCGCCGCCTGGGCGTCGGCCAGGGCCTGCCGGGCGCCACGCAGGGCGGCCTGGGCCTCCTGGCTGGCGGCGTCGGCGGCCAGGGCTGCGGCCTCGAGGGAGGCGACCTGGTCTGCGGCTGTCTGGACTGGATCCATGGTCACTCCTCAGAGAATTTGAATCGTGATGATGCCGCCGATGCCTGCACCGCCGGTGGTGTAGCCTGCCCCACCGCCGGCACCATAGGCCCAGGCCGCAGGGGAGTTGCCCACGCCACCGCCGTTGCCGACCCCGCCCGGGCCGCAGGGGGAAGCCCCGCCGCCGCCCATGCCTCCCGAAAACGTGCCGCCCTGCCAGGCCGCCGAGTTGCCACCAGTGAGGGGCCCTGCGGTGTAGCTCCCGCCGCCCGGGCCACCCGCGAAAAATCGGATGGGAGATCCTGCCGAGTAACCGGCTTGGCCCATCCCGGGGTTAGCCCCCACCTGGCCGATGAACCCGGCCATTGGCCCAGATCCCGCCAAAACTGTGCCGCCCTGGGCCGCGGTGCCGCCACCCTTGCATGTCATGAGCAGCCCGGCAGACAGACCCCCGACGGGCAGGGATCCGCCCAGGGTAACGGTCGAGTCTCCACCCGCGGGGTTCGTTGCGGTGGTGCCGCCCGCGCCGGCCGCACCAACCACGCAGGTCAGGGTGCTGCCGTCCCTGACTAGTAGCTCAAACACGCAGTGCCCGCCCGCCCCGCCGCCGTTGGGGTTCGCCACATTGCCCGCCCCGCCCGCCCCGCCGCCCTGGACGGTCACCAGCACTTTATAGGTGGTCCCCACCGCGCCCATGCGGGGCGCGGTCCAGACTGTGGTGCCGCTGGTGTAGCTGATGTTGCCGTTGGTCCCGAAAAAAATCTTGGCGACGCCGAGCTGGTTGAGTTGGTAGCCCTGGAGGTTGACCGGGCCGCCGAGTTCGAGTTGAGCATTGAATGCATTCCCCAGGACGTCCACGCACGGGAACTGCGAGCCCCCGAGCTTGAACCCGATGGGCTCCTGGCCCAGGGCCCCCGCGGTGTAGCCGGTGCTGCGGATGAACTGGGCCACGGCCGCGCTCTGGGCGGTGAAGAAGCCATCGACCGTCACCGAGGCGTCCATACACCGGCGCACGTAGAACCGGTTGAACCAGGCATTCGCCCCGGAGGATGCCGCGGTGAGGGCGCACACCAACTGGAGCCCGGTGGCCCCGACCGGGATGACAACTTGGCCGATGGTGAGGGCGCTGACCGACGGCCAAGTGGCGCTGGCGTTGGCGGAATTGAAATTCGTCGTCCCGCCCGGCCCGGTGGTCTGTGCGACGATGCTGGCGCTGCCGGTGCCCGCCGTCAGGACCCCCAGGCAAGCAAAACTGTAGACCTCCCCCGGCTGGACGGGGATGATCCCGGTGACCGGGAGGTAGACGTTGCCACCAGCAGGAGCGGCCACCAGCCGGGCGTATCCTGTCCCCGAGAACGCCGGGTTGGTCGTCCCGGTCCCAAAGGCGGTCAGGCCCGCCGCCTCTATGGAGCCCACCGGGGCGCTGGTGATCTCGGCGCCGGGGTTGGGGCAGAGGTTGTCCCAGTTGGCGATGGTCAACTGTTTGGCGACGAGCTGGCCGAACAGCCCGGTGGCCGCGACGATCACGTCCTCCCAGAGGGTGCCGTCGGCGTTGACCTGGACCTCTTTGCCGTCGGTGGTCAGCCAGCAGGACCCGGCCGGGTAGGTGCCGTTGGGCAGGGTCGGCTTACTGGCGTAGGCCCAGGCCGCCGCGCTGGGGGATTTCAAACCCATGACGTTGATCTGCGCCAGGCTGCTGGTCACAGCAGAGGACAGGGCCGCCGCCTGGATGGCCGCCATGAGTTTCTGCTGCTCGGTGGCGATGGTCGTCCACAGGCCGCGCAGGTAGGCCCCGCCGCCGGGGCCCAGGGGGGTGTCCAGCAGGAGGTTGGTCCAGGACGGGGTGAGAGCCTGGAGCCAGGTGTAGAGCGCAAGGACCGCCGCGTCGAATGCGGTGTGCGAGACCCCCAGGGTGTTGGCCTGGTAGTCCAGGGAGCCGACCGTGCTGATGGTCCCCTGCACCGCCACCAGCTGGTTGTAGCGGTTGATCAGGTCCGGCTTCTCGCTCCGGCTCAGGATGTCGTCGCTGTTCATCCCAGTGAGGGTCGTGGTCGGGTTGCCGTCCGGGTTGCCGTAGACGCCCTGGGAGGTGGGGGTGTAGGTGACGGCCGCGGTGCTGGCCAGGGACTGGAGCCCCGCGCCCCAGCGGTTGAACGCCTGGAGCTTGATGTAGACCGGGCTCCCCAGCCAGGACTGGGGCACGGCATAGCGCAGGACCGCGGCGTCGCAGGAGAGGAAGGCCGCCCCGTTGGCGTGGGTGGCGGCGACCGTGCCATAGTTGCCGCGCAGGGGCAGCGTGAGCGTGTAGTTGTAGGCGCTGGTCAGGGTCGCGGTGGAGAAATCGACCATCTCCCCGCCGGAGCCGCCCGACGCGCCAGCCACCCAGCACAGGCCGCCGTTGGCCAGGGCCTGGGCGTTGGTGATGGTGGTGAGCGAGCCCAGGGCCACCGTCAGGTTGACCGACGCGCCGCCGGTGGCCAGCATGGAGGCCGTCAGCACGCCGTAAGTCGCCTTGCTGGTGATCTGGCCAGCGCTGATGAAGTTCACGTTGTCGTTGGACACCCAGACGTTGGCCCCGCCCCAGTCCGTGCCGCCGGTCGCGCCGATGGCGATCTCTGGGCCGCCGCTGATGCTGAGCAGGGGCGCCACGTCGAAAATGACGGGGGTGTATGTCGCACCCGGGTCGATGTTGGTGTTGGTGGTGGTCCCGCCGCTGCTGAGGGGGGCCGTCACGGTCGCGTGGCCCACGCCGATGGGGGAGGACTCGGCCTCGAATGCCAGCCCCTGGTCCTCGCTGCCCTCGTCGGGCCAGGTGATGGATAGGATCCGCACCACGGTCGTCGGCAGGCCCATGATGTTGGACTGCAGCGTGATGTAGTCCATCGGCTCCAGGCGGCTGAAGCGCCAGCCCGCCAGGAACTTGAACCGGTTTTTCTTGAACACCTGCGCCTGGCCCATGATGGCGCTGATGGTCTGGGCGTGGGTGCGCAGGACGATGAGCGGCAAGGTCTTGGCGCCGGTCTTGCGCGTGCCGTTGATGGCCGCGTCGGTGGGCTCGGGGATGCTCAGGGTGCTGGTGTTGTAGCCGGCCATGCGGTCGTTGAACGAGACCGGCACGGTGTTGAACGTGTCGCCCGGAGAGACGCGGCTGATCTGGATCGGGTCGGTGCCGGTGGGCGCCCCCGAGACATCGATCACGCCCAGGAAATCGTCATCGGTCAGGGCGGCCTGGATGGTCAGCACCGGGGTGAACGTGGTGCTGTTCGCGGTAACGGCCACGTCGCCGTAGGGGATCACCTGGATCTGCATCGTCCCGCTGCTATTGGGCGTGCGGATCGCCTCGCTGTTCGTCGCGTCCAGGATGTCGCGCAGATGCTCAGCGGCGGATTTCGCGTCCTTCAGGATCGGCGCGATCTTGAAGCCCATGGCCTGGCAGTAGGTGCTGTATGCCCCGGCCGCCCCGCCCTGGGTCAGGTCGGCGATGTTGCCGCTGGGGACCCCGGCGCCGTAGTCGGCGTTGGTCAGGTAGTCGGAAATCACCGAGTACGGCTTGGCATCGTTGACGATGATTGAATTTCCGACCCAGTAGACCAGGGCGCCGTTGGCCGGGGCGCTGGCAAACGTGATTTTGTAGACCCCACCCACCAGGGCCAGGGTGGCGGCCGTCTGGGTGGTGTTGACGTAGGCCACCCACGCGGGGTAGGCGGCCATGGACGTCACCGCGACGCCGTTGCAGTCGAGCAGCGTGAACGTGGTGAGCGAGCCGGTCCCGGTGCCGATCAAGATCTTGCTGGTGGTGTCGGCCTCGGTCGCCAGCAGGCCCGTGATCTCGAAGGCCCAGTTCCCCATGGAACCGCCCGGCAGGGGCAGGCTGTTGGCCGCCAGGATGGCTGTTCCGCTGTACGGGAGAGCCTTGGCGGGGATGTTGGTCGACCACCAGGTCCAGGCGCTCTGGGGCCGGCTGCCGGTCAGCAGGGTCAGGCCGTTGGGCGCCGCCAGGGCGGCCGTGGTGACGTTCTGGTCGTTCCACACCCGGGCGACGCTGGCCACGGGGCCCTCGCACAGGCCCAGCAGGGTGGCGGCGTAGTAGGCATAGCCGGTCGTGACCCGGCCGCCGCCCATGCCCAGGAACCCGCCGATTTTCGTGGTCTGGGGGATCGCCTGGAACCAGTCGTAGTCGATCAGGTTGGCGTTGAGGCGGTTGGTCCCGTAGAGGATCGGCACGGGGTTGCCGTAGGCGCTGCTTTGGAACGCCATCCCCGACAGGGCGCTGGCGCCGAAGTTGCCCTTGCTGCCGCCGAAGATGCCGCTCATTCGTCACCCCAGGGAGAGAAAAACCGCACCGGGTGATGGACCAGGGCCGCGGTGACCGAGGCGTCGTCCTCCATGACCCCGCACCCGGCCAGGGTGTGAATCACCCGGGGCCACGCCAGGACGATGGCGGCGTGCGACCAGGTGCGGCCGATCTGCCAGAGGGCGATGTCGCCGGGCTGGGGGGCGGCCACCTCGCGGGCGTAGGCCTGCACCTGGTTGAGCAGGAGTTCCTCGCTGGTGTGCAGCATCCAGTCCTGGGGGTACTGGTCGGGCTCGAGGTGCGGCGCCAGGCCGGCCGCCTCGTAGACCGCCGCCAGGAACAGCCCGCAGTCCACGCCGGCGCCGCGCACCCGGGCGGCATGGTGCCAGGGGGTGCCCATCCAGGTCTGGGCCTCGGCGATGACGACGGTGCGCCGGGCCTGCTGCGCGATGGGCGCTGGCAGCACCATCTCGCCGGGGTTCAGAGGGGTGTCCATCAGAACGCAGTCTCCGGGGGCGGGACGTAGGGGAATCCATCAAAATTCGCGGTGTTGCTCCACCCCCCGCAGGCCGCATAGGTGCGGGCGCAGCCGGGGGTGGCGCTGAACGTGTCGCCGGTGCTGGGGGCGTTGGGCAGGGCCAGGGACGGGATGAATGCCCCGCCGGTGTAGCTCCGGACCGGGGTGGTGAACCCGGCGTTGGCCCCGGTCAGGAACGTCATGGTTCCGTACTGGAAATACCCATCCGTCTTGACCACGGAGCCGTTGATGGAGGTGGTGGTGCTGCC